TCAGTAAATAAAGATTCATTCAGTAAATAAAGATTCATTCAGTAAATAAAGATTCATTCAGTAAATAAAGATTCATTCAGTAAATAAAGATTCATTCAGTAAATAAAGATTCATTCAGTAAATAAAGATTCATTCAGTAAATAAAGATTCATTCAGTAAATAAAGATTCATTCAGTAAATAAAGATTCATTCAGTAAATAAAGATTCATTCAGTAAATAAAGCATCAGATAGTAACTGACATTCATATACTATCTGAGAATCAGTCAGAAAAAAATTCGGGGTCAAAAAGAAAATGCCCTTCAGGAGAAGAACAGAAATTCACTGACCTGTTTTCTCAAAATTGGGCGGAATCACCTCGTTGGGACTTTTTTCGTCGTTGGAAAATTGGGGAAACTCCTATCGTTGGAACTTTTTTCGTCGTTGGAAAATTGGGGAAAACCTTTCCGCCATAAATATACAACGAAATCAAGGAGATGAGAGGCACAATAATTTTTTTTAAAAAAACACAAAAAACACTTGACACAGTAAAAACAATGAATTACATTTGAGTCAAACATTGGAGATTTCAAAACACAACCACCTAATACGAAAGGAGAAACACCATGAAGGCAAACCTTGGCAACTTTCAGGCAGTGCGGCAAATGGAAGGCCCAAACGGGCCGATCAAGAATCAATTTATCATCTACACTGACAAAGGGCGAGTATTTCAGTCCTATAACACCGTCATCGCGGCACGCCTTGGTGACGGCGAGGTGCTGCTGGACGAACGGAATTGGGAATACAGCCGCACTACTGGCAAGTATCGCAACCTGTTCTTGGCCGAGGGTATCAATGACACCCGGCGCAAGATTGAAAGCGGTGAATACAAGCTGGTTGACCTGAACTAAAGGGAGGTAAAAATGGACGCCCTCAACTATTTGCGAGAAAAAATGAAGGCAATGGACGAAGAACAACGGCGGGATTTTTTGAATTACTTCCTCGGATATACAACCGCCAGCATGAACCTTGAAAAGGCCGAGGAAATCAACAAGGGCTTCGAGGAGGTGTTCTTGGAGATATATGCCTAAATATAATACTTCGATCCGAGGCACTATATCCGAGGCACTATATCCGAGGCACTATATCCGAGGCACTATATCCCAAAGAAAGGAGAACAGTATATGAAACCGAGACCGGTATATGAGGAAATTTCAATTCTAGTGGATGCAATCGCCAACTGTCATGGACTGAACAAGTCCTGGGAAGAGCGTCACCTCGACAAGTTGCGCGACATCGAACAAAACTTTTTGCCCAGCGGCTCCGGCTTTGATTCTGGCTGCAAGGTTATATTGGATCAAAGCAACCGCAAGCGGTTGGTCATCGAAACCGCCTTCCATCCCATAGACGAGCATGGGTTCTATATGGACTGGATTCATTTCGATGTCATCGTCACGCCCACTTTCGGAGGGATTGACATCAGGACCAAGGGTCCGTTTGCCAAGCACAACGCCATGGACCTCAAGGACTATATCGAGGACACCTTTTACAACGCCCTGACCACCACCCTGCCGGAAGCATGGCGCAAAGGATATATGCCAGGAAATGTGGCGGCAAACCTTTTCAAGGAGGAAAAATAGCCATGGAAATGGAAAAAGATCAGAACCTCGAAATGATCGAGGGTTACGCGGGAAAGTTGATGTTTGAGGCGGACCGCAACGAGTTTGTGGCCTTTTGCCTGGACATCATGGCGGGGCTGGTGGAGGAGGGCGACGTAATCACGATGATCAAAAGTTTCGACCGGCTACGCCGCCCCGTGCTCAACAACGGCTTTCAACGGGTGTAACCATGAACCTATTCGCCAACGACCTCGGCGTGCTGAATCTGGAGCTTGATGCCCGCCGAGGCAATCATTTTCAGTTCTTCGTCGGAGAACTCTTCGACCGCCTTGGCCTCGCCGGGGGCGAGCAGAATCGGGCCGCCCCCGGCTCCTGTAATTTCCATTTTCTGGCTATTGTTCCAGGAATGGCGCTGACGGCGGGTTCGGTTGTTGAGCCAGTATATACAAGCGGTGGTGTCCGGCGGTATTTGTTTGGTAACAGTGGACCGGATCACCTTGCCTTTGCGCACCGTGACCTGTTCCTCGTCATATTCGTAGCCAACAGCTTTCTTGTACAAGGCGCGAACCACTTCACCATCGGCCATTTCCCGCCCCGCGAACACGGCGGCGCGGAATTCGGGGTGGTGGGTCAGCCAAGAGGAAATGGTAGATTCGCCAACACCAAAAGCAACCGCCATCTCAGTGTGGGTAAGACCGAGCAGGGCAAGCCGGTAGCCACGATCCACAGCATCATCGGGGAAGACCGCAGGTTGCCCCATTACATTGTCATCCACAATCTCGGCAAGCCATTTGCCAGTGATTTCTTTCTTCACACGGGAACCAGCCCAGTCAGTGGGCGGCGGTGTCGATTTTTTCCTGCGCACTCGTTCAGCCATAATATCCCCCTTGAGGGAATATATAGCACTGGAAATCGGACAAGGCAAGTCGGACCTGTCACAACAAAAAACAATCAGAACAAAAAAAACTCTTGACACAATAAATTAAGGTGCTATTGTGGAGATAACAAATCACCAAAACCAAGGAGGTAACATGGATATCAACCGTGCACTGAAGGAAAAGAAAAAAGCAATGGAACGCCTAACCGATATTCATCGACGGGCAATCCATTTCAAGAAAACACACGCGGAATGCCTGGGAGAATACAGCAAATTGATAGACAGTCTTCCAAAAGGTTTACCCCGCTGGGTGAAAAGCGAACTGCGCGCAATAGATACCTACTGGCATGGACAGCTACACGGATTTGAAACGCCGACCGGACGTCAGTGCTGGCTGGAATACTGCACCAAGATCGACGGGAAGCTGGTCAGCAACCGGTCGGATTCTCCACGATACTATAAAAAGGCGGGATATGAAGCAATGGATCTGGTAGAACGTGGCACTGATGCCGGATTTTATTGGATCGACACTGACAACCCCTATTTCGTTGGGGAGGGAAAATAACCATGAAAGCGCACTACTACACCATCAGTGGCGGTTTCGCCAGCAGGGAACGACTGCCGATAATCATCCAGGCCACCGAACTGGCTGAAACCGCAAAAGCCGTTTACCTGTATGGCGGTGGGTCCATTGAACACGCCCGCCGCGTTGGAAAGTGTTGCCGGTGTGGGCGTCCGCTGACCCACCCCGGCTCCATCGCCCTGGGCATCGGGCCGGAATGTCTCGGCAACTGGGACATGCATGATATTGTTCTCGACAGCATGACCCAGGCCGACATCGACGCCCTGACTGCCAAGATCCGCGCACAGCAAAAAGTGGATAGCTGGATACCGAAAGCAGTCATCCTGAACAAGGAAGACGCGCCGGATATGGCCGTGCCCGCTGATCATCGTATGCTGCAAAAGGCAACCGAAGCAAAACCAACAAAGCCCGCAGTGGAAAAAACCAACGACGGGAAACTGATAGTACGCTTCCCGTATGATCCTGAAAAGATTGCGGCAATCAAGACCGTCACCGGACGGCGGTGGAACAGTGAAAAGAAATTCTGGACCGTGCCGCACACCGGGCAAGCCGTTGAAGTCCTAAAGCGTATCGGACTGGATACGCCGGAAATCAGCACGCCCGAAATGCCCAAAGCGCCAAACCGGTCAGAAATCAATATGACCGGTTTCGGTCGCCAGTTGATGCCGTTTCAACGCGAAGGTGTGGAATTCCTTTTCTCCAAGAATGGCCGCGCAATCATTGGATCAGAAATGGGGCTGGGCAAGACCATCCAGGCACTGGCCTATATCCATGCCAACCCCGACAAGCTACCGGCATTGGTCATTTGCCCGGCGTCACTGAAGTTGAACTGGGCACGTGAAGCACAGATCGCCTGTCCCACCCTGTCCATCCACATCATCAATGGTGGAACCCAGTATCAACTACCCAAAGCCGATCTTTATATTATCAACTACGATATTGTTGCGGATAAGCGGGAAAAGAAAAAAGTAATGGGTCCAAAAGGGATGAAAACAATCTCCGTGCCCATTCCAAACACTGGTTGGTGGAATAGCCTGACCCACTGCAAGCTCATGGTGTTGGATGAGGCACATGCATTGAAAAACAGCAAGACAAACAGGACAAAAGACATTTTGGGCAGAAACGCCAAACAAAGGTGCCTGTCCAGCATCCCACATATAGTTGCATTGACTGGAACTCCGATTTTGAATCGACCAATTGAAATATATCCGGTTGTTAAGACCTTGGCACCCGCTGAAATCCCGCCTTTCAAACTCTTTGCTTTGCGGTATTGCAACGCAAAGCATAATGGGTTTGGTTGGGATTTTAGCGGAAGCAGCAATACCGAAGAATTGAACGACCTGCTAAAGAGTGTGATGATCCGGCATTTAAAAAAAGACGTACTGGAAGACTTGCCAGAAAAAACCACCACCGTCATACCAATGGAATTGGACAAAAAAACCGCGTTGGAATACCGCAAGGCAAGCGCCGACTTCATCCAGTGGCTACGGGGCATCAATCCCGAAAAGGTATCCGCAGCAGAACGAGCAGAAACTCTGGTTCAGTTCCAGGCACTGAAGCGTCTGGCGGCCAGGGGCAAGTGGGAATCCATGATGGAATGGGTCAAGGACACGCTGGACACCAATGGCAAGCTGATCCTGTTCGCGGTCCACCATGAGGCTATCGACAATCTGATGAAAACACTGGAGGGCTATAACCCGGTCAAGATCGACGGCAGGGACAACCAGGAACAACGTCAAAGCGCCGTGGACCGCTTCCAGAACGATGAAGCATGTAAGGTATTCGTCGGCAACATCAAAGCTGCTGGCGTGGGCCTGACGCTCACTGCCGCCGACACAGTGGTATTCACCGAACTCGGTTGGACCCCTGGTGAACACGCGCAAGCTGCAAATCGCCCGCACCGCATCGGGCAGAAGAACGCCGTCAGTGTGTACTATCTGATTGCCCAGGGCACCATCGAAGAGGAAATCGCGGCCCTGCTGGACAAGAAACAAAAGGTTCTGGATGCCGTTCTGGACGGTACCGAAACTTCTCAAGAATCATTACTAACTGAGCTTTTCACTAAATATATCAATGAGAGTAAAAAAGTGTTGACAAACTAAAATGGTATGATAATGAAAGGACACCCCCAAAAAACCAATAACTGAAAGGAGCCTAACCATGGCCATCGAACTCGGATTGATCCACAAAGAGGCCCGATCATCGCAATGGTCTGGCATCGAATACGCCGAACGAATCGGCATCGCCAGCTTGGCGGCGGTGGAAGCTGAACGAAACTGGAACCCGGACAGGGGCCAGCTTTCCACAGTCACGACCACCTATATCCGCAATGCACTTCGCAACGAAGCCGCCAAGCACAAAACACGCATGAAATATGATGGTGTCCAGGTAAGCTGCTTGTTGCCATCGCAAATCCCGGCGGCCACGTTACCGGAAACAGAAAGCGTGGTGGTGTTCAGAGACCAACTGACGAAGCTGCCGACCGACGCCAGAATTGTCGCCAGTATGCTTTTACGGTCCAAGGATATCAAGCACGCCTTGCGCGACACGAAGGCTTTACTCAAAAACAAAGGCTGGTCTGTCCGCAGAGTTCAGTCCGCCGTCAACGAAGTGCGAGAAGTCTTGAAATAACCAAAAACCAAAAGAAAGGAAAACCAATGGACGCTTTTTTCAGAATCTACCTGACAACCACTGTAAGCCCGGTGATGATGAGCAAGCAAGCCGGACAAATGAACATTCGAGAAATCACCGAAGACGCCTTTGCCGCCATTCTGAAAAGCGGCGAGGATATCAACTACGCCGTTGGGCATGAGAACACCGCCAAACTGCTGGAACGCCGGTATGGTCTGCAAGGCGTGTTCAATCGAGTCAACCTGAATCTGCGCCTTGGTGATTACGTCCTGGCAGCAGTGCCGTTGATGCGGGTGGATGCCACAAGGGAACTGACCAACGAAGAAATAGAAAAAGCCGAGTTTCGTTTTTTTGAAGCAATGGTTGGGACCGACTATCTGCTACACAATTTCAAATTTCGACACAAGACACAAAAATATGTGCAGAACAGGGGAGAATAGTCAACCACCCCACCCAAGCCTGACGGCTATGGGCGGAGTACCCTTGTGGAGGGTTGGATGGACAAATTTGTTTTTTGAACTGCTCATGGTGGAAATCGTAAAAGCACACACCAACGAAAGGAGAAACCAAAATGGCGCATGAACTGATGGAACACGACAATATGTTTTCCGTACAGGAAACACCGTGGCATGGTCTCGGCATCATCTTACCGAACGCACCAAGCATTGATGATGCCCTGCGCATCGCCAAACTGGACTGGCAAGTGCGGATGTTGCCGCTATATGCCCAAGATCCACAAAATACCTTGATGCCGGTGGATGCCCACAAGGCAATTCAACGAGAGGATACTGGTGAAATCTTCACCGTCACAAGCAAATACTACACCCCACTTCAGAACGCCGAGGCATTCGACGTTTTCAGGCCGTTGGTGGAAGACGGTTCCATCGAATTGGAAACCGCCGGTTCCCTGCAAAACGGACGCAAGGTATGGATTCTTGCCAAGATCGCCACGACCGACGCCATGGAAGTGCGGGACGGGGATACCATCAAGCCATATGTCCTCTTGTCCAACAGCCACGACAAGTCCCAACCTGTCCGGTTCGGATTCACCCCGGTGCGAGTGGTCTGCAACAACACTCTTAGCTGGGCGCAATCGGCCAGCGAAAGTAGGCTGATCCGCATCTATCACCGGGGCAACATCAAGGAAAACCTCGATGCACTGCGCAGCGCCCTCGACGCCACCAACGCAGAATTTCGCATGGGCATCGACAAGTTCCGCAAACTGGCCAAGGGCAGGGTCAACCAAGAAGACCTGACCGCCTATATCCGCACCGTGTTGGAAACTGAAGATGAAACCCCGCGCGAACGGGCAATCATGGAAGTTTTACTGAACGGCAAGGGTCTCGGTGTGCGTCCACAAGACCAAATCAGTTGGTGGGATGCCTATAACGCCATCAACGAGTGGATGCTGTATCAGCGTGGGCGCAACGTCGATAACCGTCTTGCATCGGCATGGTTTGGTGACGGCTATCTGCTGGATCAGCGTGCCTTCATGATCGCGGATGCCTTCATGGCGAAAGCGGCATAACCAAAACGAAAGGAGAAAACATGAAAACCAGGGTGGTCAGTCCCAAAGAGATTTTCGGCAGTCCCGATCTCAACCTATCCCCAAAGCACTATATCAAAGGGGGTAATGAGGTCACAATGGAAGACCTGTACAAGGCAATTCAACAGCGTTGCCTGGACTGCCTAAAGACCGAGGATGTGGCGGAAGTGTACACCTGTTGTGTGTACACCTGCCCGCTATATCCACACCGGCTCAAAGGCAAGTGAGGGCAGGTGCACCCGCAGACGCAAGATGACCCTGCGGGTCCATCACAGGAATCGAAAATTTATTACTCCAGGCTTTATATTAGCAACACAGGATCGACGATCTCGGTCGGGTCCATAGGGAGGTAGCCACATAAAAAATTAAACGAAAATTTATTGCTATTTGCTTATGAAAAAGCATGGTGTAACTTTTTTACCCACTTGTAACCTTTTTACACAGGAGATGCAAAATGCAACAATCCGAAAAAAAGTACGTCCCGCCCTTGAAGGCAATCCGACTGAACTGCCTGGAATGTGTTGGAACGAGAGTGAAAGTTGAAAACTGCGAAGAAACAGACTGCCCGCTCTGGCACTATCGTTTCGGCAAGAACCCGTTCCGAACCAAACGGGTGTTGTCCGAAGAACAGAAGAAAGCCGCCTCTGAACGCTTCAAAGCCATGTGGGCGGCAAAGAAAGCCGAAAAAGAGGCCAAGGCCAAAGCTGCCACCAAGACCAAAGCCACCAAAACCAAGAAAGCAAAGTCAACGACCTCGCCTTGAAAGACGAGGCTTGTAACTACACTCAGCCGCAATTCCTATAGGAGGCTTTGGCTTCAACATGCGTTACGATAGGCCGGTTGACAGGCGGCCCGCTCAGGGCGGGCATGCCACCCTGAGCAAGGTATTTCCAGGCTATGTTCCGGGCGGCGTTGAGGTCCGCATTGAGCGAAAAGCCGCAAGCGCCGCAGACGAAAAGGCTCTGGTTCTTGCGGTTGGATCGTGCTGTATATCCGCACTTCGAGCAACGCTGGCTTGTCTTCCTCGGGTCAACAGTCTCGACGCGGCAACCAGCCGCTTCGGCCTTGTATTCGAGGAAGGATTTGAGCTGCTCGTAGCTCCACCCATGGTGTCTGCGCCGCTGGCGCTTGCCACGCTGCTTGGTGGTGGAGCGAATGCCCTTGAGGTTTTCCAGCACGATCACGGACCCGTTGCCGGCCATATCTACGATCCTCTTGGAGAGGACGTGGTCACAATCGCGCCTGAACCGTTGCTGCCGGTGCCTGACGCGCCGAAGATGGCGCCTGGCGGAGGCAGTGCCTTTGGCCTGAAGATTGCGTTTGAGCCGGAAATACCGTTTTTCGATTTCCTTCCAGCGAGCTTCGCCCAGGAAGACATTCCCGGACGTAACCGCTGGGCGGTTGATTCCAAGATCCACGCCGACGGTCTTTCCCGTAGGGGAAAAAGGCTCGTCAGGCAGGGTCAGGACGGAATGCAGCCACCACGTACCGTCTCGGTAAAGAAGGTCGGAGGAGTCGAACTCGACGGCCTTGGCCAGAATGGCCGCGGCATGCGTATTCGCCGTCCAGGCGATCTTGATGCGCCCAACCGTGGTCGCGAGACTCGCCTCACCCGGAAGCACCCTGTGCGAGCGAGCGTCATAGCGAATGCTCCCCGTTTTTGTGCGCGGGCAATGGACCTTGCGACCCTTGGCCCTCAGCGCGAAAGCGGAGCCGATAGCCTCGGTGGCTTTGACCCTGGCCGCGCAGACGAGCTGCGCAGGCAGACTCGGGTGTTTCTCCCGGAGCTGGTAATAGGTGGCCTTGTGAAGCGCCACGCCGTTCTTCATACCCTGCTCCCATCCGTAAGCCGCGACCGTGTCAAAGCAGTCGCGGACCATGGCCAGGGTCTCGCAAAGAGCCTCGGCCTGGTCGGGAGTGGGATGGAGTTTAAGACGGACAGTGCGCTTCATGGTTCATATATGCATTATTTTTGCGGAACTGTCAAGAAAAAAACAAGAGGAAAAATAGGAGGCGGCGCTTCCTCCCCCACCTGAATGAAGGGGTCTCCGCGCCGAAGAATGATGAAGCGTTATATGATTGACATCGTGGGGCTGTACCAGGACAAGCACGTCCCTACAGCCCCACGGGGCACCAAGCACTTCAGGCCGGGGTGGATCAACACCCACTGCCCGTTTTGCTCCGGTTCGCAGGACTACCACCTGGGCTATAGTCTGGAAGGGCATTATTTCTACTGCTGGCGTTGCGGCTGGAAATCTCAAGAATATGCCCTGTCCGGTGTGCTCGGCATCTCGTTCGGCAAGGCGAAGGCACTGATCGGGTCGTACAAGGTACGCCAGACTTCACCAGATCGCGCAGAATCGACGATCTCGGACAGACCCATATCCACCTACCCACCCAAGGGAACAAAGCCCCTGACGGCCTCTCACAAAGTCTATTTGAAATCCAGGGGATTCGACCCACAGGAACTGGTGGAGATGTGGGGACTCAAGGCAACGGACCACACGGCAGAGAACAGTTGGAAATGGCGCATCGTCATCCCGATCTACTTTGAGCAGGAAATGGTCAGCTACATCACCAGAACCATCGGCAACCGACCGGACAAGTATCGTGCCTGTCCCAAATCGTTGGAGAAGATTCAGCACAAAAAGATTTTGTACGGCTGGGACGGGCCGATTGGCGGAACACATGTCGTTGGACCCACCGTCATTGTCGTGGAAGGACCGGCTGACGTTTGGAGAATTGGCCCAGGTGCGCTGGCAGTATTCGGTGATCAACCATCGTCGGAGCAAATTTCACTGCTGAAAAGATTCAACCGCCTGTTCATCATGTTCGATGGAGATGATGCCGGAAGGAACGCCGGAGAGAAATTGGCTTGGAGAATGTCGGGCATGGGAGTGGACACAACCCAAATAATTCTGCCCGATAAAAAAGACCCCGGCGAGTTGGACAAAAATGAGGTCTTGAAAATTCGGGAACGGGTGTTCTTTGAAAATTTGTGATTTTCTCCAATCGCGTGTCGTTTTTTGTTTTTGAAAAATTCGCTTATATACGCGCGCGTGCGCGTGCGCGCGTGTCTAGATATAATATATATAAATAAATATAAAAAAACTAGATGAATTACGAGAATTATAAATGATACTACTACGTAGTAGTAGTAGAATGAAATAATTCGAAGTAATTCATTACCGAAATTGGAGATTTTAGCCTGTTTTTTGGTGTGTTTTTCAACCAAAAATGACTAAACTACAAAAATTAAAGTTTTACATAAATTTCCCAATAAAAAAATTAAAGTTTTACATAAATTTCCCAATAAAAAAATAGGTAATATCCCAATAAAAACCTAGTAAATTTGACATGGAATCTAGACAAATAAAAAATAAAATTTCCAATTAAAATCTCCAATTTATGGAGGAAATATGAATGAAATAAAAAATAAAGAAATAGATAACATCCCACTGAAAGTTTATCGCAAAGCTGTAGAATACAGAACAATAAAAAAGAAAAATACTCCATCCCCTTGGGTTGAATATTGGAATCTCCAACCAAACTTGAGAAAACACAATGATCCCAAGTCCAAAGTTTATATCGCAAGTGTTCACGCGGCTGAAGAAATACTAAGGGGATTTAGTAGGAAAAAGGCTTGGGATATCAAATGGATAGCCAAAAATAATATACCGGAAAATGTGCTGTATAAGCCATGGGCACCGGCAGTGGTCAAAAGGGCTATACGGGTATTGAATGCCATGTGCGAACCTGGGAACTGGCCGGGACCGGGTAGTTGGGTAGCGCGGTGTTCCATGGCAGATGCCTTTTACAATCCAAGAAATTGCACAAGTATCCTTGTCATTGCCAGATGTTCTTTGCGGGCAAAAAAGTTTTCTGATAGGGTCGATGAGCTTACCTGGGAAAAGGCGAGTCCGTATGCCCAAACGATAGCTGCTCCACTGAAGGAAACCGGGATCGAGATCAGGGCCAGCGTAGCGGAAAGCATTGCCAAGCAGTATAATATCCTTTGTAAGAACGATCCGCTGTTGGTCCATGTATCGGGCGGGCTGGAAGGGTTTGGCAGAATGCTTGCCCGTTGGTTGTTGGAACAGAATATCACACGACCTGGATTCAGAGTGGAACCACCGCACGGTTATTTGTGGCGCAAATTTTGTGCTACTTTCACTAATGGAGATTGAGTAGAGATGGATTACGAAATTCGCAAATTCGATACTAATTTGGAACGCAGAATCGTAATCGGAATGATTGTCAGCGCCGAGTTTCTTTCGGAAGCAGTCGGGATGTTCAGACCAGACCTATTCAGGGTTCCGGCACTCAAGACAATTGCCAAGTGGTGTATTCGATACTGGGGAGAGTACGGCAAAAATCCAGGAATGCACATTCAGGATATTTATGAAAGCAAGCGCAGAACCAACGAGGTCTCGGATGAACAAGAGTCAGAGATTGAAGCTGTGTTGTCTAATCTTTCAAATGAATATATCTCCAATCCCAACCTGAACCACCGCTACCTGCTGCAACAGATGGAGCGCTTGATGCGTAGCAGGGCGCTGCTGGCGCTGGGGGAGGATCTGGTGGCCCTGGCCAGCACGGAAAAGGTGGAAGAGGCAGAACTGGCCTTGGCCGGTTTCAAGCCGGTGGCGAGGGAAGGCATCAGTTGGTCAGACCCGTTTAACCTATCGGATGATCAAATTGATCTTATATTCGCAGACGGCGACGTGCTGTTCAGGTTCCCTGGCGCGGTGGGAGAATTGATCGGCCCAGTGGAACGCGATAGCTTCATTGGGATACAAGCACCGGAGAAGAGGGGGAAATGCGAAAGTGGCCGTTCAAGGGTTTTGATGGCTAATGGCGAGTATTTGCAGCTAAGTGCAGTGGTGGCAAGTGGAAGAACAGACATAGTTTCCTTGGACGAATCTACCGGAAGATTCATTCCAACTAAAGTGGCTGACTTTTGGGACAATGGAATAAAACCTGTGTATGCTATCAGAACAAAAAGTGGACGGGATGTTGAAATAACATCCAACCATCCTTTGTTGACAGTAGATGGTTGGAAGGAATTATCTGAACTGTCTGTTGGAGAATTTATAGCAGTGCCTAGGGAAACACCGTTCTTTGGTGTTCTCCATTTAAATCCATATATGGTTCGGATGCTTGCTTATTTTATTGCTGATGGATCTTTATCCACAGGTTCTGTGGGATTTACAAAGGATGATTCTGAACTGCAAGAAGATTTTACGAAGTGCGTTGAATTTTTTGGGTGCCGTGTTTATTGGAAGGGTATTCAGGCCACTGTTTTCAATTCGGAACAGAATGCACGAATACACGGAAAGAATTATGTTAAAAACATATTGGAATCTCAGGGTCTTTTGGGCAAGCTGTCCTACGATAAATACATTCCTGATCTGATTTATCGCGGGGACAAAGAAAGTGTTGCAATGTTTTTGAAAACGCTTTTTTCGTGTGATGGTTGGGTGTCCTCTAACGGCGCTGATATTGGCTTTGCTGTTGCAAATCAATATCTTGCAAAACAGGTGCACCACTTGCTAACCAGATTCGGGATTGTGTCCAAGTTGCGTTACAAAGAAAATGAACATGCTGGTGCATGGGCAGTTGAGATTCGTGATTATGACAACATGAAACGCTTTCTGGATGAAATCGGTTTCATGGGTACAAAAGCCGACAGAGCATTAAAAGCCCTTGAGAAAAAGACGAAAATCAAAAGATCTTTTCTTGATAGAATCCCGTGGCAGATTGCAAAGCGTTTCCTGGATTCTTTGCGTGCTGAGTGCGTCCAAAAGGGCATTGATATATACAAAACCTATGGGCGACGAAAAATAGAAGCATTGATTTTACAAACCAACAAAAAACAACCGCTTATGTGGCAGTCGTTTGTTGGTATGGAAGGTTCTGCTTCCTTTAAAAAGTACTTGAATAATCAAGTACTTTGGGATGAAATTGTTGAAATATCCTATGCAGGTGAGGTACAAACTTATGATTTGACTGTGGAAAAGTATCACAACTTTGTTTCGGAAAACATTGTGGTACATAATACGTGGTGGTTGTGGGAGTTTGCGTTGCGGGCGGTGTTGAACCGCTGCAACGTGGCTTTCTTCTCAGTTGGTGATATGAGTGCGCCGCAGAACTGGCGGCGTGTCCACGGCTGGGTCCTCCGCTCCAGCCGCAAGCGCAGTGGCCGCAACACATTGGTGCCGGTGATGGATTGCCGGTTGAACCAGTTGGGAGAGTGCCGGGATTGCCCAAACCAAGACCCAGTGATGATGGCAGACGGGAAGCTGCTGGAACTGGATGAAGCTCGGGATCATGAGCCGTGCATAAGGTGCTTGAAGGAAGATCCCAGGCGCTTCATCGGCAGCCGGTGGTATAAACGGGAGCGGGTGCCCGACTTTCAGCCGCACCGTGCCAAAGCCTTCCTTCAGCAGCTATCCCGCCGCACCGGGGGCAAAGCCATCCGCCTTCAGTGCTATCCCAGCAATCAAGCCAACGTCCGCACTATCCGCACCATGCTGGACCTGTGGGAAAAGCAGGATGGGTGGGTGGCGGATGTGGTGGTCATAGACTATGCGGACATCCTTGCACCGGAAGATGCGCGGGAAGTAGAAACCCGCCACCGAATCAACGCCACCTGGGCCGCACTGCGGGGGCTGTCCACAGAACGCTCCATCGCGGTGATCACCGCCACGCAAGCTGCGAAGACCAGCTATAACAAAACCAACCAGGACATGGGCGATGTGTCCGAGGACAAACGCAAGCTGGGGCATGTCACTTCCATGTTGGCGTTGAACCAGGCGCCGGGAGAGAAGAAAATGGGGCTGATGCGGGTGAACCAGTTGGTGGTGCGCGAGGACGATTTCGACAGCAGGGACAATGTCGTTTGTTTGCAGTGCTTGGCAATGTCCAGACCACTCCTTGGTAGTTACTGGTTGAAATGAAAGGAATCGCTATGCAAACTGGTTCCGCGAATTCTTATTATGTTTCCATTTCAAGACGGAAAGCTATTCCCAAAACCAGCAGGATGTGGAAAGGTGTTCGGATTTTCACGCATTGCCAAAACTGTGGAAAAAAATTGCCCAAAAAGCCTGTCTCTGTCAATTTTCAGTTGCTTACGCGCCTGTGTCGTGATTGCTACACAATGGAATTGGGAATGGATTATGATGAATTGCGGATGCTCCCGTTTCCAAAGATGAAGGCATGATGGTGTTGCAATAGAAATTGGTGTTGGCTGTATAATAATAGATGGAATGTAAATTTTATTGGCTTTTCGTCACAAGACCCCTTCTTTCAAGCAGGGGATGTAGCGGCGTCTTTCCGGCTTAGTCCGGTAAGTATCCTGGCGGTGGGGCACACCGTTGCAGCCTGTGGAGAGGCCGTAAGACCTAAGCTTTCAGTTCGGGCAGCCTCCGCGAAGCAGGAATCTTCCGCCCTTTAGGGCGGAGAGAATGTCAATGGCTTTTCGTCAACCGAAACCAAAAAGGAGAAAGAAATGGCGAGGAAAAAGAAGGAAGAGGAAACCAAGAAAAAGAAGCCCGGTCGTCCGCCCAAGAAGGAAAAAGAGTCCAAGAAGGCGTCTGAGCAAGTGGAAGAAGTACCGGAAGCTCCGAAGAAAAAGAAGCCCGGCCGCCCACCCGGCACCGGAAAGCCCATTGGCAGGGTGCCCAAGCCGAAGAAGAAAACCAAGGCGTTGAGGGAACCGGAGGTGGCGGAGGAAAAGGAAACGGCAGACGGTGTTGGTTTTGGTGATCTCCTTTTCGTTGCTGATGATCTGAACAACTGTTTGGAACCCGATCCGCTCATTGACGCGGATGACGATGCCGACGAAAGCGAACTTCGCAAAGCCATCCTGGACACGGCAGAGTTGTTGACCGATGACGATATCATCGCTGCCAGGGCTTTCCCCAAGGGCACGCCCGCGCAAGATCGCATGGATTCCGATGGCGGTGGCCCGTACTTGGCCATTGAAACCCTTGAACTGCTGCAAAAGATGGGCGTGGAGTTGCCGGAGCCGCTGGCGAAGGTTCACAGGGGCGGCAAAAAGGCGGCAGGGAAGAAGCGCGAGGCAAAGAGAGCAGAGCTTCGGGAACGGGCCAAGGCAGAGGTTCGGGCCAAGTTGGCTGAAGAAGCGGAAGATGAAGACGACAACGATGAGGAAGAGGAAACACTAAAGAAGGGCAAGAAGAAACGCTACACCCGCGTTGATTCTTTGGTGGATGCTATCAAGATGGGTCCGTGTACCAAGAAGGAATTGGCCGAACGCGCCAACATGCTTTATATGGAGCACGGTGGCACCGACAGCCTTGTTCATGCAAAGTGGTATGTCACAGGCATTGCCCAAGTGATCAAGGAGTTGGGGGTGGACGTTTATACCACGAAAAAGTGATCTGGTTTTCAGCTATAAACATGAGTGGCGGTGGTTTTTTTGCTGCCGCCACTTGTTTTTTCCAATAGGGGAAGACTATGACAAAAAGTTTTTTTGATATGTCGGAAAAACCCGCGAAAAAACCAAAAAAGCTCAACACCTGTCCGTGCGGCTTGCAGGAAACTTGTGAAGGCCCAATGATGGAACCGGGCGGCATGGGTAGGCGTGGCATAATGGTAATTGCCGAAGCACCGGGCCGGGAGGAGGATGCGGCCTATGCACGAGAAATTACTTTAGCCAAAGAAGAAGGACGTGGGCCTCTTGGCACTCAACTCATCGGCAATGCGGGCAAACGGTTGGCCAAGGAGTTGATGCGGTATAACATCGACCTGTACGAAGATTGTTGGCTTACGAATAGCTGCGCGTGCCGACCGCCAAAAAACAGAACACCAACTTCAAATGAAATTTCAGCGTGCCGTCCACGGGTGCTGAAAGCCATTGAGGAACTGAAACCACGGTTCATTTTGGTCCTTGGTGCCGTTGGGTTGGAATCGCTGTTGGCGCACCGTTGGTATGATGGCGAAGGGGGTTTGGGCGGTATTGGTAGGTGGCGCGGGTGGCAAGCACCAGACCAAGACTTGGGGGCGTGGGTATGCCCCACTTTCCATCCCAGTTACGTACTGCGGTGCGAAAGCGGCAACGATCCACAGGTGCCGCTGTATTTCAGCCTAGACATAGAACGGTTTGCCGAACTGGTGGACCACCCAAAGCCCTGGCCGGAACCCCCGCAAGAAGAACAGGTGAAGATCCTGACCGAGCGCCGTGCTGCACGGTTGTTGACAGACCTGTTGGAAGGGAGCGGCGCAGTAACCATCGACTACGAGACCACGGGGCTGAAACCCAATGCGCCTGGGCATCAAATCGTCTGTGTGGGCATAGGATGGGGCGATGACAATGCTGCGGCTTTCCAAATGACACCGCGATTGGAACCCATACTGGCGGATTTTTTAGCTTCCAAGGCCAAGAAGATCGCACAGAATTTGCAGTTTGAGGAGCGTTGGAGCCGTGTTTGCCTGGGCACCTCGGTCAACGGCTGGTGTTGGGACACGATGCTGGCCGCACACTGTCTGGACAACCGTGGGCACATTTCCGGTTTGAAGTTTCAAAGCTACGTCCAGTTGGGCATCACCGACTACAGCAGTGAGATCAGCCCATACCTGAAGGCAAGCTCATCGTTGGGCATGAACAGAGTGCTGGAAGCACCGAGGGAGAAGCTGCTGCGGTACTGTGGCATGGATGCACTATGCACGGCACGGATTGCCGACATACAAAGCAGACGGTTCGAAGCTGGTGATGCGCCTTGGGACGGTATCCAGTTGTTGTTGGAAGGTGCGATGATATTGGCCGATGATGAAGAGAATGGGGTGGTGGTTGATCGTGCTTATATCCGGCAACAAAAGACGCACTTCAAGAAACGCATTGCTGCGGTTTTGCGCAGAATTGAGCAGAGTCCCGAAGGTCAAGCATGGTTGGAAAAATATGGGGACAAACTGAAATTCAGCAGCACACAACAGCTTGCCTGGGTTTTGTTTGATCACATGAAACTGCCAATAGGAAAAACGACACCTGGAGGCAAGCCGAGCGTTGACGTGGGAGTGCTGCAAGAATTGGAGAACAAAGCACCGTTGGTAGCTGATGTGCTTGAAATGCGCAAGCTGGAAAAGATTGCTGGCACCTATCTTACCGGATGGGAAAGGGAAATCGGATCGGATGGCATTATGCGTCCGTTTTACCATTTGGCCTCCGCAAGAACTTTCCGCTCTTGCGTTGCTAAAGGAACCAAGATTCTTGTGTGTAAAAATTTTGAAGACTGTCCGAATGGAATCCCAATAGAAGAAGTAAAAATTGGAGATCCTATTTATTGTTTTGATAATGATCTGAATCCAGCTATACGAAAAGTGGTATGGGCAGGAAAGACCGGACATCGTGAGGTTGTTCGAGTTCATTGGCAAAGCCTGGGTGGGCACGGTTCCGGGTATTTGGACGTGACTCCAGAACACCTTATCAGGCTTATTGATGGTTCTTATGAAGAAGCACAAAAACTTGATCCAAAATTTTATGATTACAGAAAAGATGGAGAGAGCAAGCATTTACCAAAAGTGCGTGTTTTATCTTGTTGCCGTGTAGACGATACTTTGCGTTTTACAGGACATTTGAAATACGGCAATAGTGTTTTAGAACACAGAATGGTGTTTGAACATTTTAATAGAAAATGGGGAAACCAGTTTGGAGAATTTAAACCAGGGAACCATGTAATAACAAAAGTGGAGTGGATTAAAGAAAAAGTAGATGTGTACGATATTGAAGTGGAAGATTTTCATAATTTTTTTGCCAACGAAATTTGTGTGCATAATTCTTCCTCCAGTCCAAATTTGCAGAACGTTCCAATACGAGACAAGATTGCACAAAGAGCCTGTCGTCGTGCAGTATACCCAAGAGCAGGGCATCGGTTGGTGGAAGTGGATTATAGCGGCATCGAGGTGCGGGTGAGTGCCTGTGTACATAAAGACCCGCAAATGATCAAGTACATCACTGATAAGACCACCGATATGCATCGTGATATGGCAATGGAGTGCTACAAACTGGAACTGGACGAGGTTTCCAAAGCAGCAAGACAAGGCGCGAAGAACCAATTTGTGTTTCCAGAATTCTATGGCTCTTATTGGAAAAACACGGGGCCGGGGTTGTGGAAGTGGGCGCAGGATTGCGAAACCGCGCAGGGCGTGTCGCTGATTAAGCACCTGAAAAAGCACGGCCTGGGAACAGAGCTTCGTTTTATGAAGCATATCCGCAAGGTGGAGGACCATTTTTGGAACGAACGATTCAGGGTGTATAACCAATGGAAAGAGAAGTTCTGGAAACGGTATTTGCGCAATGGGTATTTTGAAACCCTGACCGGATTCCGGTGTCAGGGGCCAATGCGAAAGAACGAGGTGGTGAACTACCCCATTCAAGGACCAGCTTTCCACTGCTTGCTAAAGGCCAAGGCATTGACCAAGCAGTGGATTGCGGAACAACGGTTGGAGCAAGATGTGTTGCCCTGTGGTCAGGTGCATGATTCGGGGATGTTTTCCACCGCGCCAGATGTGTTCGAACACTTTGCCGTGAACGTTCACCGTATATGGTGTGAGGAGTTGCGAAAGGCGTGGGATTGGATCATTGTGCCGCTGGAGATTGAAATAGATGCAACACCGGTGGATGGCAACTGGTTCCGAAAAGAAGAATACAAAATAGAAGTGCATTAAAAATCGTCATCGTCTGTATAATATAAACATCAGACTATGCGAAAGGAGGTGAATAAATTGGGCCAACTATCAACAGATTCGCGATTTGAAGTGGACCGGAGGCTCTTGGACAAAGAGTGGGAAGGTCAACCGGCACTGTTTTTGGAGTATGCGGAGCAGTTGGCAGAGACCACTGCCGAAGTGGACGAACTCAAGGATCGGTTGGAAAAGGTCAAGGCCGACCTGGATTTAGCTGCGCGTGATGATTTGGCGGCAAAGGCAGGGAAGTTCACTGAAGCCATGGTGTCGTCTTGGGTTTCTCGTGACGAGCGGTATCTTGTAGCCTTGGCTGATCTGCGTGAAGCCCAACGTAAGGCTGCAATCCTCAAGGCAGAAGTCCAAGCACTGGACCAACGCAAGGCCACATTGGAAAACTTGGTGCGACTGCACGGCCAGGAATACTATGCTGTGCCCACCACTACGCCAGAAGACCGGGCCGAGTACAACAAGACCAAGGCCAATCAATCAGTAAGAAAAGCAATGACTCGCAGACGCTAAAAGGAGAAAAACATGGCAATTTCGACCAGAAAAACCAAGGCAGCGGAAGTACCCCGCATGAACCGCGACCGCGTGAAGCAGCGTGCGGTGGAAAATTCCAAATCAAGTGGTGGCGGAACTACCTACAATGTGGGATTGGATTTCTTCAAGCCTGTCAAGGGAACACAAGTAGTCCGAATCTTGCCCTACATTGTTACGGACAAAAATCACCCCGACCGGGTACCGGCAGGAGAATTGTGGTATCGGCGTCCGATGAAGGTCCACTTCAGCGTAGGGCCGGAAGAAAAGGCCCGCATCTGTCCCACCACCTTTGGCAAACGCTGCCCTATCTGTGAGTATGCCCTGGAGCGCAAACGCAGTGGGGATGCTACACAGGACGAACTGACCCAAATGCGGGCCAAGGACCGGGATTTGTTTCTGGTTGTGGACCCACTGAACCCAAACGAAGTGATGTCTTGGGAAATCAGTTTTCACAACTTCACCAAAATGCTTAACCGGGAAATCAACGAAAATCCCGATGAGTTGGCCGGTTTCGCGGATCTGGTGGATGGTCTGGATGTCAAGGTGCGCTTTGCCGAAGCGTCTATGGGCACCAACAAGTTCCTGGAAGCAGACCGTATCGACTTCATCCCTCGACGCAAGCCGCAAGACCCAACGATTTTGGAAGAGCTTCCCGCGTTGGATGACTGCTTGATCGTTCTCGACTATAAGGAATTGGAGGCAGAGTTCTTGGGCATTCCCATCGAGGAAGAAGAGAAAGAAGAGGAAGAAACATCCAAGAAAAAGGTCCGACGCGCTCCTGCCCCTGAACCGGAGGACGAGGAAGTAGAAGAGGACGAGGAAGTAGAAGAGGACGAGGAAGTAGAAGAGGACGAGGAAGTAGAAGAGGACGAGGAAGAAGAAGAGGACGAGGAAGAAGAGCCGCCACCGCCGCGCCGGGGTCGCCCCAAGAAAAAAGCAGATGTTGCGCCAGTAGAAACAAAGCGCAGTCGCAAGCCGAAGAAGAAAAACGACAGCGGATGTCCTGCTGGTGGTAAGTGGGGTGAGGATTGTAACGCGCTGGATGAATGCGATACTTGTGAAGTGTGGGAGGATTGCCAGGAAGAATTCAATCGCATTTCGGCGGAACGCCGCAAGGCAAAAAAGAAGTGAGTTGACGGGGTGGTCTCTTATATGGGGGACCACCCAAAAACAGTGGAGGAAGTCATGCGTATTGAACTAAAACAAGGGTTGGAATTTCTCAACGAAAATGGGGTTCCAATCAAATATCATACCTTGTACACCTGGGCGCGTTTTGGCGTGTTTGTTGGCGATGAACCTGTCACAATCGCTACGCAAATTGGGAACCGGTGGATGGTGGAACAAGAAAAACTTCAGCAGATTGTGGACGGGGTAAAAAACAATGAACGAGTCAAAGTCCAAAAGTATTACAAGAAGAAGGAAAGCGCCACCGGAACAACTGACAAAGCAGAAAAACGAGGTCGTCCCAAAAAGCCAACAAGAAAAAACCGCAAGCGGGACGTTGCTGCTGCCGACCGGCTGTAAGCTGCTGAACCTCGCATTGAGCGACTGCATCATCGGTGGCTACGGTGCGGGGCGGTTGGTGAACATGATAGGAGATAGCAGTGCCGGTAAATCAATGCTTGCCCTGACCGGCATGGCTGAGATGGCCAATGATCCGAAGTTCGATGATTACATCCTACTTTACGATGGGTGCGAGCCACCGGATTTCGATCTGGTGCGGCTGTTTGGGCGCAAATTGGTGGCACGGCTGAACGAAGGCCACAACTATGTGGCCGATGTGTGCAGTCTGGAAGAGTACACCCCGCCGGAAACCATTCAACAGTATTATGGCCGGATGTTGCAACTGTTGGAAGAAGATCGCCCCGTGTTTGCAATACTGGATAGCTTCGATGCCATTACCACCACGGAGGAACTGGCCAGGGCCGCCGATATGGCCAAGGGCAAGGAGACCGGTAGCTACAAGATGGAGAAAGCCCGGTGGGCTAGTGAAGTGTTGCGGGTGTTGTCGGTGAAAATCGAAAAAACCAAATCGGCCATTGTCATTATCAGCCAAACCCGCGACAACATCGAACCCATCGGCTTTCAGAAGAAGACCCGCGCAGGGGGCAAGGCATTGGAGTTTTACGCTTGCCACATCTTCTGGTTGGCCAAGGCGGGGCAGATCCAGGCCACCAACAAGATGAAAATTGGCAGCAAGATCATCGCCAAGACCACCAAAAACAAACTGACCGGCAAGTGGCGCGACGTGCAGTTTCCGGTCTATTACCAAATAGGTGTGGACGATATTGGCAGTGCTGTAGACTACCTGTTGGACAATTCAAGTTATTGGAAGAAATCCGGCCCGCAGATCCAATGCCCCGACCTGGATCTGAAAGGCTACCGAAATGGTGTTTTGAAAAGCATCGAGGAGAACCTACAACTGTGGGCGGAAGTGCAACGACAACTTCAGGAGGCTTGGGATGACCAAGAGCGAAAAGCAGACATCAACAGAAAACCGCGCTTCACTTAGAACACCAATAACGCCCCGGCGGCAACCGGCAGAATATCCCATGCCGTTGGTGATATTCGATGTGAGCTATTTGGCGCATAGGGCAAAGTGGACAACAAGCCCTCTACAATTCAACGGCAAGCCAACCGGCGTGCTATACGGAGTACTGAACCAAGTCAATCGCATCCGGCGGCTGTTTCCGTCCAATGCTGCGTTGTTCTTCGCCTGGGACAGCATTTTTTCGTTGCGTCGTGAGGAGTTTCCAGACTACAAAGCCGCACGCAAGAAGGTGGTGACACCGGAAGAACTAAAGATGAAAGAAGAGTTCTTCCAGCAGATGAACTTGCTGCGGCCCCGCGTACTGGAGCCGTTGGGGTTTCGACACCACATTGAACGCCGAGGGTTTGAGGCAGACGACGCCATTGCCAGTGCTGTGGAATGGGGACACCAAAACCCCAAGATCGGAAAGATTTGGATTATCAGTAGTGATGATGATCTATTTCAATTGTTGGACAGGGCTACGATGTACCGGCCAAACCACAACCGCAATTACACGATGATGGATCTGTTCAACGAACACGGGCTGTCACCGCAGGAATGGGTGATGGCAACGGCTATTGCGGGAACGCACAATGGATTGCCTGGAGTGTGTGGGGTAGGGCTAAAAACTGCCGCTGCATATGTTATCGGCCAACCGGTTTCGCCGTCTAAGGTGCGTGCAATAGAATCAGCGCAACGGGATGGAATTGTTTCCAGAAACCTACGCTTCATCCAATTGCCATACAAAGGAGCGCGGTTGGTGCCGTATGGGACCAAGCCGGAGCCATTCAGGCTGGATGAAGAAGGGTTGGAAGATGTGTGCGAGGAATTCGGGTTCAACATGCGTGAGGAGGAGTGGGCGTGACCGCACCCAAGAACCATATTGAAGAAGGCAAACCCCAGTTAAGCCTCATTCCCGATGATTTGTTGCGGGATTTTCTGGAACCTACTTACCAAGAAGGGTTGGTGAAGTATTCCCGTGAAAGCTGGCGCGAAGGCTTTCCCATTACTGTCATGATGGATGCCTTGAAACGTCACATGACTGCCTTTTTCTACGACGGAGAAGACTACGATCTTGAATCCAAGGAAAAATACGGGATCAAGAAACACCACCTGGGGGCAGCTTTGTTCTGCGTGTTGTGTATGTGCGACACGGTGAAAAACCACCCTGAATTGGATGATCGGAGAAATAAATGAAAATAGGCGGTGGGCACAACAAAGGATCTTCATTTGAGCGGGAACTGTGCAAGCAGTTTTCCCTTTGGATCACCCACGGTGAAAGGGATGACATCTTTTGGCGCACAGCCGGAAGTGGTGCCCGCGCCACTCAGCGCCTGAAGCAGAACAAGCAAACGTGCAACAGCGATGGGGATATGTGTTGCCTGGATGCCGAGTATGCTTGGTTTACCGACCGGGTGCGGGTGGAAATCCGCCGTGGATACAACCACTGGCGCATCAGCGAGATCTTCAAGGCCAAACCATCCAAGGGTGGGCTGTGGGAATACTGGCTGAACCTGGAAAAGGAATGCCAGAAGATCGGCAAGATTCCCATGCTGTGCTGGAAAGCTGACCGCAAGCCGCTGCTGTTCTTTTTCCCCTTGCCGTTCGGCCCCAACATACACATGGACCAGCCCATAGGCAGCAAGATGACTGTGGTGCATGAGGCATTGCCAAGAATTGTGTACATTGACACGGAATTTTTTGTAGAAAACCCAGCGGATATTTGGCGATGTACGAAGGATATAAAATAGGCCGAGCAGCTTACGGGGGCCACTTCACAGAGGGTGGCCCGATGCTCACTTTGGCAGAAGCTATGGAACGCGAAGGAGCGGACAGCACTTGGCGTATCCTCAAGATCACACTTTGCGAGACCATACCGAAGTTTCGTTGGTCTATGAGGCTCAACCAATGGTTCCCGATAAGACCCTCAAAACCATCCGCCTTAAAAACTTCATGTGCTACAAGCGACCCACCAAGTTTGCGTTTCAATCGGGGGTCAACGCCATCGTCGGTGCGAACGACCAAGGCAAGAGCACGATCTTAGCCGCCATCGCTTGGGTGGTCACTGGCAAACCGCCCGGTGACACGGTGGAGAGTTGGGGCGGTGATCGTGAAACGGCTGTGGAGTTGCATTTTGCCGATGGTGTGATGGTGGGCAGATACCGTGAGAAGGGACAGAACCGGTACGAAACCCTGCACGGAAGAACCAAAGGGGAGTACCGGGCCATCGGTGCCGGTGTGCCGGATGAAGTGGCCAACCTACTGGCACTGGAAGACATCAACTTTCAGGGCCAAGCCAACAACCTGTACCCGATGCAGTTGACAGCCGGGGAATTTGGTGCGGTGGTCAACCGGCACTGTCGCCTGGATGAGATCCACACCACGATGAAACGGCTGGCCTCGGAACTGCGTGGGTGGGAGAAGGAAACCAACCGGCAACAAGCAGTGATAGACGATTGCGCCATGCGGCTGGAAGACCTGAAATGGGTTGCCAAAGCCGAAGGCATGGTGGTGGCAGCGGAGCAGACACAAGCCGGTGTGCGGCGGTTGGAGGGCACGGTGGCCGAGGGGCGCAAGTTGTTGGCGCAGTTGGTGGAAGAGCAGCAGGTGCTGAACGAACAAAAAAAGTTGGTGGAAGTGCTGTCAGAGCGTACCAAAACCGCGCGTGGGCTGTATAATAGTATAAACGACTTAGAAACAAAAAAAATTGATGTAGTGGAAAAATACAGCCGTGAGTTAGGGCTAAAAAGACAGGAGTTGGCGTGGGCGGAGCGGATTTTACAGACGGAAGAGGCAATCCAAGAATGTCGTTCTTTATGGAAACAGGTGGAGAACACCAGACCCAATATCGAAAAAGGGAACATCCTGTTGGCACAACTGGATTCCTTGAACAAAGCGCAAGCGAACCAAGCCTATATGATGCGGTGTGCAAAGGAGAAAATACAAGAGATCCGCGATAACCTACCGCCAGTGTGTCCACTGTGCGGCCAAAGCATCGAGAGGAAGAAATGAAAAAGCGCGTGTACATATCCGCAACAGAAGATGGCGAAGATTACATGCGGCATGATGAGGTGTATTCCGGCCATTATCGTTGTCCGCACTGCCACAAAGAAAACATCTACCATTGGTTCAAGTACTGCCCGGACTGCGGCACTCGGCTGTACTGGAAGAACAAATGGAAGCCGTGAAGGAGGAAGAAATGAGTGAAAGAATCGTATGCTGTGCCGATCTGCACCTGAGACCGGACAAGCCCGCTTGCCGTGCCGAGAGCCTGGAGGACTGGATAAGTCTTCAAATAGACAAACTGTCTTACATTTTGGACTTTGCCTATGAGCATGATGCCGAAGTGGTGATTGCCGGGGACATCTGTCACCGTGCCACTGGTTGGCCTTCCTGGATGTTTTCACGGGTGATTAACACCCTGTCCAACTGGAAAATAAATGTATATGGCATTCCAGGCCAACATGATCTCCCTTATCATCAGCTTTCGCAACTGCGCCGAGGCAACCTGGGTGTATTGATCGAAGCCCGTGTAGTGCGACACATTCCAGACAAATTTTGCCCCTATGACGGTTTTCCTTGGGGTGTGGATGTAGTTCCGTCCGAAGATGAAAACGATGTAGCCGTGGCCCACATGATGGTGCTGAAGGACCGGAACAGCGAATTGTGGCCAGGGCAGATCAAGGAAACCGGTGCGGGAACGGCTGAGGCACTGCTGCGGAAGTTCCCACGGTACAAGCTGATAGTGACCGGTGACAACCACCAACCGTTTGCCGTTCAGTTTCGTGGCCGCTGGTTGGTGAACCCCGGTAGCATGACCCGGCAGCGGATTACCGAAACCCACCAACCGGGGTTTTACTACTACCACGACGGCAAGGTGGATCGGATTACAATACCACACGAAGACAACCTGATTGATCCAAGGACCGAAACCCATAACGCGGCCTGGGCCGGGGACATGGAAGCGGTGGGCGCGATGCTGGACGGGGTGGAAGAAGGCGAGGAGTTGAATTTCATGTCTGCGTTGTTGGAGTATTTCAAGCAGCGCAAAACCCGCGCAGAAGTACAGCGCAAGATTTTGGGAGAGTGACCATGCCGGAAATTGATGAGATCGTCAAATATGAAAAAATGCTTCAAGTGGCAAGATCCAAGGCCGACCAGATCCAAGGCCGTATCGAATCGGTGAAGGAAAGCTTGGAGGAACTGGCCGGAAGCAGTGACCCCAAAAAGGTGGAAAGGGCGTTGAAGAAATGGGAAAAGGAACTGGAGGAAATGCAGGAGGCGTTGAGAAAGCAACTGGACGCGATAAAGGCGGTGGTGGATGCTAAATGAACTCAAGCGCAAGGTGGCTGAAGCTGCGGGGCAACGCTCAGTATATGAGCGACAACTGGCAGTGGCCAAAAAGGCACGCATACAGGCGGTGAAGGAAAAGCGGTTGTGTGAAGCCGCCATCGCCATCGTCACGGCAGTTGGTGAAACCTTGCAACAGCGCATTTCCATCCGACTGTCTTCAGTGGCTTCCCGCGCCCTGCAATCCGTGTTTCCCGATCCCTACCGGGTGGTGGTGGAGTTTGCACCTACGGCCAGAGGTACCATAGAGGCGCAGATACAGTTTGAACGCAAAGGACAGCGGTTTAGGCCGGTGTTGCCCAGTGGGCAGCTACTGGCGGGTGGTGGGCCGGTAGAAATGGCCGCCTGGGGCTTGCGGGTGGCTTTGTGGGGGCAATTAAAGCCACGGCCACGGCCCATAATGCTGATGGACGAACCGTTTAGGTTTTTGCAAGAAGACCTGCAACCGGTGGCAGCGGAGGTGCTGCGAGAAATCAGCGAGAAGGCCGGGGTGCAATTCATCATGGTGACGCACTCGACGGGGCTGGCAGAAGGGGCAAACTGTATAATAGATGTAGGAGGTAGCGGATGAAACCCAACATGCTCTGCGTTATCCACTACGATCCAGACAAGCAAAAAGTGACCGTGACGGAGATGGAACTCAAGTTGGATATTGTCATTGAAGAAATTCCAGTACAAGAACAACTCCAACTGCCCTTCCGGTGGAATAAAGACAACTTGCCACAAGAAGCACGGAATGATCACTGGATGTAACGACTTGCTGGCGGCGGCGTGGTGGGAACACGCAGGCAACGAAAGCCGCATGGTGGGTACGACGAGACACAGGGGTCTCGCAACGTAATTCAAAAGCCTATCCAATTCAGAGTCGGTTCGAATCCGGCCCGCCAGCAACCGAGAGGCCGGGTAGCGCCCGGATGAACTGCGGGTTCCTCGGGTTCTTCGCAGAGAGATTGCCAAATAAACCCGAACACAATTTGCTGGCGGCGGCGTGTCAGCGCCGGTTGTATGCGAGCGAGCCACACTTGGTGTTAAAAGCTAATCGGGTAGCCCTGACCGGTCCGGAAGCAAGGCCAAGCCTCTGGTTAATCGAGTAAATGCGCTCTGCACAGGGTAGTCG